CTTTTAAATCATCATCTTTTATAATTATCGGCTCATACTCAGGGTTAAGTGAAATGAGCTGAACCATACTTTCATATTGATAAAACTTTTTAAGAACTGCTTTATGTCCATTAATTGCAATCACTCCTATTTCACCATTTTCAAGTACAGGAGTTTTAATAACAAGAGCTAAATCTCCTTCTTCAAACTTTGGTTTCATAGAATCACCTTTTACAAACAAGGCAAAATCAACTTGCTTTTCATTTGGAATACTAATCATATCTATTATATCTTCAATTGGGTCTATTCCGTTACCAGCTGATATTTCTCCAACAACTGGTATCATTTTTAAATTCTTTCTAATATCTCCAGGTTTTATATCTTCATCTTCTTTTATTTCTTTATCCGTCCTTAACCCCAAAATATAATCTGTCGAAACACCTAGAGCTTGAGCAAGTTTTTTTAATATATCTGCCTTTGGCTTGTGAACTCCAGCTTCAATCCTATATATAGTTGTGTGGCTTACATCTATAATTTTTGAAAGTTTTTCCATAGATAAACCTTTGTTTTCTCTAATCTTTTTTAAATTTTTTCCAATAGAAAAATCTTCATTCTTCATATCCACACCCCTATTAATAACTTTAAGCATTCTAATTATACCAAAAAACTTGCGAAAAAGCAAAAAATCAATAATTTATTCAAAAAGTTTACATAATTGTAATTGACAAACTTGCGTAAAAGTAGTAATATAAAAATGAACTTGCGAATAAGCAGTTGCGAAATAAAAAATATTGCGTAAATGAAAGGAGGTTTTGTTATGAAAAATCATTTAAGAAAAATAAGGAAAAAGAAAAAAATCAGCCTTGAAAAACTTGCTGAAATGACAGGGCTTAACCCTTCTACTGTTTGGAGAATTGAATCTAATATCATGACTCCTAAGATCTCAACTGTTAATAAATTAGCAAAAGCTTTAAAAGTGGAAATAAATGATTTATTTGAATTTCAAGAACTAACAAAATAATAACAGAAAAAAAGGAGGCAGAAACATGGATATAAAAGAAAACAATAAAGAAAGAAAAACAGAAGGAATTCAATTTAGAAGTGAACAGACTAATTACAAAATAATAAAAAAGAACGGTCGAGTAAATTTAGAATTAAACGTTGAAAATACCGAAAACATTGATACAAGAAAGTTGTTTCAAGCGATAGAAAATAATTTTAATCTTTTTGTGGATAAGTGAGTCTATTTGCTTTTCTTATTTCATCTTCAATGTCATCAAAAGGATCTTCAGAAATATAATTAATTTTTGGAACTTTTTCAACCAGTAATTTTTTTAAAGAAATTTTAGTTTTGTTTTTTTAGTTGAAATATTTTAGGTGGCTTTTAAATTTACTTAAAAATATATCGAATATGAAGTGATCAAAATTATCATAGTCAAAAACTATAACATTAAAAGGGTATTCATTAAGTTTATTTTGTTTTTCAAATGATTCATTAATAGATTTATAACAATCAATATTATGTTCAGATAATTCATAAACAATGGTTAACATAAATCACTCCTTCCCGACCGTTCTTTATGAATTATATCAAAAATAAGGAGGCGGAAACATGAATTTACAAAAATTTACTAACAGAGAATTTGGAGAAATCAGGACATTAGAAAAAGATAACCAAATTTGGTTTGTGGGAAGAGATATAGCAAATATATTGGGTTATACAAAAACAGATGCAATGTATAGAGTCGTTGATGAATCAGATAAACAAATGATAGACCCTCAAAACCCTATTTTTAAGGGATTCCCCCAAAATGGAGGGAGCAACATTTTAGAGAAAAACCCAAACGTTAGAAGAATGACAATAATAAATGAGTCTGGTTTATATCAAGCTATTTTTAGTTCTCAATTACCAAAAGCAAAACAATTTAAAAGGTGGGTAACTTCAGAAGTACTTCCAACAATAAGACAACATGGAGCTTACATGACACCAGAAACGATAGAAAAGACATTAACAGATCCAGATTTTATTATTCAGTTAGCTTCAAATTTAAAAGAAGAACAAGAAAAAAGAAGAAAAGCAGAAGCAGAGTTAGAAGAAACAAGACCAAAGGCATTATTTGCAGATAGTGTTGCAAACTCAAAAAGCACAATCCTTGTAAGAGATTTAGCAAAAATACTAAATCAGAACGGTATTGATACAGGAGAAAAAAGATTGTTTAAGTGGCTTAGAGAAAATGGATACTTAATAAAAAGAAAAGGAAGAGATTACAACTCTCCAACACAAAGAGCAATTGATATGGGGTTATTCAGGTTTACAGAGAATACAATTAATAGATCTAACGGAGATACTTTAATAAAGAAAACGCCACTTGTCACTGGAAAAGGTCAAAACTATTTTGTAAAAAAATTCTTATATGAAATGGAGGGAGTTAAATGATTGAAAATAAATCAGATGTGATATCAGCATTTTTGATAAACACAGGAAAAACTCTTGAAATGATTGAACAGAATAAAAGGAGGGTTGAAAATGAAAGGAATACAAGTAAAAGTACCGATTGTTTATCTCGTAGAAGAAAACTGCAACAGCATAGCAAGCAGTTTCATGCAGAGAAAGAATCTCGAAAAATTTCAACTTCTTGAAGAAAGTGAAAACGAGTTAAAAAAGTTTATACATCATTTGCTAACAGAATTCAATAAATTATCCAGAGACAAAATAAAAAGAGAAATCAAATATATGTACGACCAGTTAATTTTTATAGATAAGAAACAAGATGAACTCATTACTTCTGTACTTAATTTGAGTTTATATATTGGAAGAATAAACAAAGATAGCAACGGGTTACTTAAGAAATACGACGTTAAGGGAAATTACAAAGATCATGCAGAGATTTATGAAAAACCGACACGACACCAATTATTGCTTTATGAGGAGGTTGAGGAGTATGACAGTAAAAGAAAAGCCCACTGCGGTAACAGTGGACGATAGTTTCAAACAATTTAGAGAAACGTTAAAAGCAGCTTTGCTATGCGAAGCAATTAACGCTTCTAACAATAAAGATTATAACACAAAAGATCCTAAAGAAATATTTAAAAAACTTTACAAATACTATGGAGGTGCAAAATGAGGATTGAATTAAAAAGAATGACATTAGAAAACTTTAAAGGAATTAAAAAACTTGAGATAGATTTTTCAAATAGAACAGACATTAGTGGAGCTAACGCAACAGGTAAAACAACTATCTTTGACGCTTTTACATGGTTGCTTTTCGATAAAGACTCAACAGACAGAAAATCTTTTGGAATAAAAACATTAGATTCAAACAATAACGAAATCCATGGATTAGAACACTCAGTTGAATGTGAGCTTGCCGTAGACGGTGAAATTTTGAGCCTGAGGAAAGTTTATAAGGAGAAATGGACAAAGAAACGGGGTGAAGAAAATGAAGAGCTTACAGGGCATACTACGGACTATTTCAGAGATGATGTTCCAGTGAAGATGAAGGAATACAACGATACAGTCAATCAAATCATAGATGAGAACATATTTAAACTCGTTACCAACCCTTTGTATTTCAACCAAAATATGCACTGGAAAGAAAGAAGAGATCTTCTCTTAGAAATATCTGGTGACGTAAGCACAGAAGATATTCTAAATTCAAAAGCAAAGCTAAAACCTTTAGAGAAGCTTTTAGAAAAAAAGAACATTGAAGATTTGCAGAAAAGTTTGAACCACAAAAAGAAAATGATAAATGATGAATTAGATAAGATTCCAATTCGTATAGATGAAGCAATGAAAAGTCTTGAAGAATACGACATTGATTTTGAAGCAGTTGAAAAACAAATTAAAAGCAAAGAAAAAGAAATTGAAGCAATCGAAAAACAGATTAATGATGAAAGTCAAAAAGATAAAGAAATAAGCGAACTTAAGTCAAAGAAATACAAACTTGAAGCTGAATTGAATGAGATAAAACACACTAAGGAAATGAAATCAAATGAGCCATTGAGAGAACTTCAAGAACATCTTAGAAACAAAGAATATGAAATAAAAGATATAAAGCAAGATATTAAAAACATTCAATCATCTTTGGAAAGAGAAGAGCAGAACAGAAAACTCAACCAAGAAACAGTCAAATCTTTAAACGATGAAATAAAAGAGTTGGAAGAGGAAAATCAAAAACTTAGAGAAGAATACAGAGAAATTACAGAATCAGAATTTAGTATAGATGAAAATGAATTCAAATGCCCGACTTGTGGACAATCATTACCAGAAAATCAGAAAGAAGAAAAGATTCAAGACATGAAGATTAATTTTAATACAGATAAAGAAAACAAACTTCAAAAAATTAAACAAAAAGGAATTTCAAACAACAAAAAGATAGAAGCAAAAAGAGAGCAGATACAGAAATTAGAAAATGTAGAAGAAACAGACACTCAAGAACTACCAAAACTAAATGAAAAATTAGATCAACTCTTAGAAGAAAAAAGAAAACTCGAAAAACATATAGAAGAATTCAAACCTTCTACAGATGAAACAGCAGAAGAAAAGAAACTCAAAAAACAAATTCAAGAAATAGATGAAAAAATAGAAAACACTCAAGAAGCAGATACATCAAAACTACAAGAACAGAAAAAAGAATTAATCAGAGAACAAGACGAATTGAAAGAGAAGTTAGGATTCAAAAAACAACAAGAAAAGATCCAAGAAAGAATAAAAGAACTTAGAGAACAAGAGGAAAAACTAAACAAAGAATATTCAAATTTAGAAAAATACGAGAATCTAACAGATGAATTCATAACCACTAAGGTAAATATTTTAGAGCAAAAGATAAATTCAAGATTTAAAAATACTCGTTTTAAACTCTTTGAAAGACAGATAAACGGTGGAATAAAAGAAACATGTTCAACACTAATAAACGGTGTGCCATTCGAAGACGCAAACAACGCTGCAAAGATACAGTCAGGAATAGATATCATAAATGTTTTATCAAAATACTATGAAGTAGAAGCACCAATCTTTATAGACAACAGAGAGTCAGTGAACGAAATACCAGAAACAGAAAATCAAGTTATAAACCTTATTGTATCAACAGACAGAAAATTAAAAATAGAAAATAAAGAACTTGAGGAGGTTAAATAATGAGTCAAATAGAAGCAAAGAAAAATGCAGAAATGGAAAGTGGAGATCATAAAACTTGGGTTGAAGCTGTTACTTCTAAAATAACAGAATTAGAAAAAAAAGAAGGTTTTAGTGTTCCAGCTAACTATTCAGTAGCAAACGCAGTGAAATCAGCGTACTACAAGCTCATGACAGCAAAAACAAAGGATAAGCAACCTGTTTTAAAGGTTTGCGATAACAAATCGATTGTGAACGCTCTAATGGACATGACAATCCAAGGACTAAGTCCAGCGAAAAATCAATGTTATTTCATCCCTTACGGAAAAGAATTACAACTACAAAGAAGTTATTTTGGTACTGTTGCAGCAGTTAAGAGAATGAGTAATGTAGAGCATGTTTACGCAAACATAGTTTATGAGGGCGACAAGTTCAAGTTTGGAATAAATCCAGAAACAGGAGTACACGAAATATTAGAACATGAGCAATCTCTTGAAAACATTGACATAAAGAAAATCAAAGGAGCTTACGCAGTAGTAGTAACCTCTGATGATTCACCAAATTATGTAGAAATTATGAGTATGGCACAGATAAAACAAGCATGGGGTCAAGGAATGATGAACGGAAATTCAAAAGCTCACCAAAATTTTACAGACCAAATGGCAAAAAAAACGGTTATAAACAGAGCTTGTAAGATGTTTGTAAACACATCAGATGATTCAGATTTGCTTGTCGAAGCATTCAACAACACAACAGAGAACGAATATAAAGAGTACGACGAAGATGAAGAAATTAAGGAAGAAATAAAAGAAGCTCCAAAAAAGAAAATAGGATTCGAACAGAAACCTAAAGTACAAAAAGCACCTAAAGAAGAAATAAAAGAAGAAAAACAACAAACAAAAACACAATCCGACAAAAAACAACCGAGTCTTGAAGATGCACCATTTTAAACTTTCTGTCATAGGATCTACCTCCCGAGGGAATTGCTATCTTCTCAAAGGGGATAGCGAAACCCTTGTTCTTGAAGCAGGAATGAGGTTTTCAGAAATCCAGGAAAACATGAACTATGAAATAGAAAACATTGTCGGTTGTTTAATTACACATAGCCATGGAGATCATTCTAAATACACAAAAGATTATTTGAAATACGGAATAGATTGTTATATGACACCAGAAACAAGCAAGAAACTGAAACTCAAGCACCACAGAGTACACAATATAAAAACAGAAGAGATATTCAACGTAGGAAACTTTGAGGTGATAGCTTTTCCAACAAAACACGACTGTGATGGATCGGTAGGATTTTTAGTAAGACATAAAGGATTAGGAACTCTTTTATTTGCAACAGACACGTATTATATTGATTACGATTTCCAAGGACTTAATCATATCCTTATTGAAGCAAACTATGACAAACAAATCTTAGCAGACAACATTATTGAAGGAAAGATACCTCAAGTCGTAGCAAAAAGAGTCCGAAAAAGTCATTTTGAAATAGATAATTTGAAAGAGTTTTTAATGAATTCAGATTTGTCTCAAGTAAAAGAGATTGTTTTGCTTCATCTTAGTGATGGAAACAGCAACGCTAAAGAATTTCAAAAAAGAATACAAGAATCGACTTTTATAACCACGTACGTAGCGGATTCGAACATGGAAATCATTTTACCCCCAGTAGAGTGAAGTAACACCCCTTTGAAAGTCTCTCGGGGGACTAATCCACCCCCGAGAATTTCTATACATAAGGAGGATTTAGAAGTGAACAGTATTATCAGAACCCACAAAAACAAAAATTATACTGCAATAAATAATAAATTTTTGAAAAGAAAAGATCTATCAATGCAAGCAAAAGGGCTACTTACTTATATATTGACTTTGCCAGATGATTGGGTCTTATATAAAACAGAATTAAGTAAACATTTTAAAAATGGTAAGTCAGCAGTGAATTCAGCGTTTAAAGAGTTACTTCAAGCAGGTTATATAGTAAGAGAAAAGAAAAGAGAAAAAGGCAAGTTTGTCTATAGTTACCATGTATTCGAGGTTCCAACCGTGACCGATTATCCGCAGCGGATAAACCGTAGCGGAAAAACCGTAGCGGATAATCAGCAACTACTAAATACTAACAAACAAAGTACTGACAAACTAAATACTAACAAAGATAAAGATATTGTCGAGTACAAAAAAATAATTGATTATCTTAATGAAAAAACAGGAAAGAATTATAAGTCCACAACAGAAAAAACAAGAAGTTTTATAAGAGCAAGAACGAAAGAAGGATTTACTGTAGAAGATTTTAAAACAGTTATAGATAAGAAATGCAAGCAGTGGAAAAATGACTCTAAAATGAACAGATATTTAAGACCAGAAACACTTTTTTCAACGAAATTTGAAGGATATCTTAATGAGGAGGTTGGAAAGATTGAGCAAAGATACAAAAGAAATTCAAAAGAAGACAGACTCAGAAAAATCAAAGACCCAGCAAACTATATGTAACTGCGAAGATCCTTCTGCTTGTCCTATGAACGGGTATATTATGCAACCAGACGGAAAAGTTAGAGAATGTAAAAAATATTTTAAATGGAAACAAAATCAAAAACTTATCAAGAAACTTCAATTAACTCTGCCAAAACAATTTTGGAGTAAAAGATTTGAGAACTTTGATACTTATAACGAATCAATCAAAAAATCAAGAGAAATATGCGAAAAATACACTAACAAAAATCTATGGAATAAAGGTATAAATCTATTTCTTTTAGGGAGTTATGGCAGAGGTAAGACACATCTTGCTGCATCTATAACAAGAGAAGCAGTAAAAACAGGAGAAAGCGTTATTTTTATTACCGCCCCACAGCTAACAGGCGAATTTAAAGAAGTAAGAGAAAAATTCAACAAACTTAAGAAAGTAAATTTATTAATTATAGATGATGTTGCAGGAGAGCTTGATAATAGCTTCATATCGCAAGAATTTTTTAATTTGATTAATTATAGGTACGAAGCAGAAAAAGGCACTGTGATAACGACTAACTTGAATATAAACGTATTGAAAAATGAGTTTGGTCCAAGGATATGGGATAGATTATCAGAAAGAACAGAAATTTTAACCTTAAAAGCAAAAGAAAGTTATAGACAAAAAAGAAAGAATTTAATCGAGAGTTTGTGAGGTGGATCATGAAAATAAGTAGAGATGAACGAAGATTATTAAAAGAAGCAATATCTTTTTATGCGAGACAAACAAGCCAACATATCAACGAAATCAATAGTGGAATATACAAAAAGAATTTACCAGATGACGAAATAACGGTTGATGCAGTCAATAAATTAAAAAACAAATATGAGAGATTATGGAAATTAAATCAAAGAATAGGGGAGGCTGATGAAATTGTTTTAGAAGATGTCAACGCTGTGGTAGGAAATTAACTGATCCAGAAAGTCAAGAACGAGGATATGGACCAGAATGTTATAAGAAGTTAGGGAAGAAACACAAAGGAATAGCAGAAGAACAATTGACGCTGTTTAATAAAAAAACTCTCGAAAGCCAGGAGGCAATCAAGAGCAAACAACAATTAGATTATATCACAAATGAGGTGGTTTGATGACATGGTTTATCTTAATAGGGTTAGGGATATTATATTTCATAGCTTTTAGATTCATGCAATTTGTAGGACAAATGAGCGACCAAGAAAGATTTATGGAAGATGAATATCAAATTCAGTTTTTAAATGAAAAGCAGAGAGAAAAAGAGAAAAGAATAGATCAACATTTTGAATTTCTTCAAAACGGATATGTGAGGCGAGAAAAATGAGAGATATTAAATTTAGAGCATGGGATAAAAATAATAAGAACTTATTAAAAATATTTGATAGTACTACACAAGAGTATTGGTTTATACCAATGTGGAACAAAAACTTTGAAATTATGCAATATACTGGATTAAAGGATAGAAAAGGCAAAGAAATTTATGAAGGCGATATTTTAGATTTTGAAGATACTGATAACAAAGGAAGAGATTTTTACAATAGAGCGGAATTAGAATTTAATAAAGGTAGGTACGAATTCAAAAAATTCTTAATAGAAGATACTTATGTTGAAGAAGAAATGCATAATTCTTCGAATAGTGATTTTATAGATATTATAAAAGATTCTGATGTTGTTGGAAATATTTATGAAAATCCAGAGCTATTGGAGGGTGAAAATAATGTGGATAGTTGAAATAGTTTATTCTAATGGAAAAACAGGCTTCACTAAACCTTATACTCACTACGCAATAGCAGAAACAGCAGCTAAAAGAATAGCTCAAAAAGAAGAAGTAATAAGAACATATTTAAGACGTAGAACTTTACCAACAAGACAATCAGTTAATTAATCCCCAGCAAAATCTAATAAAAGTGAGGTGAATATCCCTCTTTTTATATATACGCATTTATCCCCGTAGCTGGGCGGGGATTTTAGGAGGTAATTTATGAAAAATGTTTATAAATTAAATCAAAAAGGTAGAGAATATTTTAAAAAACAAGCTGATAAAGATGGAGTAGTACACGTTTCTGATGTAGACGATTGGGATGGTGATTTTGGAGTCAATCTTAAAGTAATGTTAGAAGGAAAATATGTTTTAAACGAAGAATATGACCCTGAATATAAAAATGCTATTGGATTCACTGAAGGATTAAAATATCGTTTAGATGGAACAACCATATTTGTAACTGAAGAATTGATTGATGAGGAGGGAAAATAATGAAAACGGAAAAAATTGAGAAAGTTTTAGAAGAATTAGACAATATAATTAAAGATTTTAAAAAACAAGAAGGACTTACACTCGATGAATTGATTGATTTAAAGGAAATGAAATGTGATTTGGTTTCGCATGTAGAAACCATAAATACGATGACTCAACATAATCAAATGGAAGGAAGATAATATGAGCATAGCATATAACAAAATAATTCTTATTGGTAGATTGACAAGAGATCCAGAAGTGAGATCAACTGTTAGTGGTTCAAGCGTTGCTAACTTTTCATTGGCGGTTGATAGGCAGTCTAAGAATAACAATGATGTTGATTTTATAAACATTGTAGCTTTTAACAAGACTGCTGATTTTGCAAGCAACTATCTTGAAAAAGGAAAGCTTATTCTTGTTGAAGGTCAATTAAGAATAAATAAATGGACAGATAGAAATGATGTTAAAAGAGAAACAGCTGAGGTATGGGCTAATAGAATGGCATTTATGGAAACAAAGAAATCACAGCTAAAACAACCAGCAGAGCAAAACTATCAGGAAGATAATAATGGAATAGGTGGTTTTGATGAAGATCCTTTTGGAGATATAGAAAATGATTTGACTTCTGATAGCAATAGTATAACAAGGGGTGAATGATTTGAAAGTTTTAGATAAAGGATTCGTGAAATTAGTAGATGTTTGGGGAAACGAGCTAAAGATAGCAAAGACAGCAGGGATCTCTTTTAAAAATGAAAACCCAGATATCGAAAAAGTTATTTCACAAATAATAAAACACCCTGGTTTTGGTACACCTTTTGAACATGCAGGTTTAAGCGTAAGAGTCAAAGCTCCAATATTCGTCCTTAGACAATGGATGCGACAGAGGCATTTATCATATAACGAACGAAGTGGAAGATATACAAAGTTAGATCAAGAGTTTTATTTACCAAATGAAGATGAAGATATCAAGATAACTTATCAACAAAGCTACAACAAAGCTTTTGATACTTACAAAACACTTTTAGAAAAAGGAGTTAAGAAAGAAAAAGCAAGAGCAGTTCTACCAGTAGCGACTTATTCAGAAGTTTTTATCTCGGGGAATTTAAGAGCGTGGCTACATTTTATTAAGCTAAGAAAAGATCCACACGCTCAATGGGAAATAAGACAATACGCAAGTATAGTTTATACGCTTATAAGAGAGTATTTTCCAGAAACTATTAAAGCTTATGAGGTGATGAAAGATGATATTCGTTGATGTTCAAGAAGACAGTGTAAATGCAATGGATAGGGAAGAACTCTCTATCCTTGCAGCGAACAAAGGAATGATTGTAGAAGAGTTCGGAAAACCTGGGTTATACATGGACGACAATTTTAGAGTTTTAAATTATGGAAGATATTCAAAAAGACAACAACAAAGAGAATTAATGAAAAAGAAAAATAGATTATCTAGGCAAAACGAAAGGATAATAAAGGCAATTCAAAAAGAAACCAACATGCACAGATATGATGTAGTAAGGTTTTTACTTACTTATAAAAATGCTTTAAGAAAGGAATTCATGAACGATCAGTTCTTTTATAAGCTAACGGATAATGAAGTCAAAAAGCTAATATTTTTTATAAAAGAAAAGCCTTATTTAAGAGTTTTACTAAGGTATAAAGAACTTAACGAAGCGAAAGAATACGCAGATACTCATATCACTCAACACGAAATCGTAGGATATGACGATGTAACTTCTTATAGACAATTCCAGATAAGGAACGCTCATAAAACAGAGAAAATAGGGGGAACAAACTTTTATCCAATTTCAGAAAAAGAAAAAATTGAATCTAAAATAAGGGAGTGGTTAAAATAACAATATATTTTGAAAATAAAGAGCTTAGAACAGAGAAAAAATACCAAGACGCAGGAATTGATATACCAAGTAAAGAAGATGTAGTAATTAAACCAGGGCAAACAAAAATGATTAAAACTGGCGTATCAAGCGTGATTGATGAAAACCATTTCGGATATATAACAGGTAGATCTTCTCTGAATGCTAAAGGAATAATGACACTTCAAGGAACTATTGACCCTGAGTATCGTGGAGAAATAAGAGTTGTTTTACATAATCTTACTGATGAAGATTTTGAGATAAACAAAGGAGATAGAATAGCTCAAATGATTCTTATAGAGTTCAATCCAGATTATAACGACCTAATCGGTAAAGCACCTCAAGACACTTTAAGGGGGGCGAATGGATTTGGCAGTACAGGAAGATAGAATTAGCTCAAAAGAATACAGAAAATTGATATCAAACAAAAAAAGAAAGTACAGAAATAAGATAGTAACTCTCGATGGGCATAAATTTGACAGTCAGAAAGAAGCACAATACTATGCAGAGTTAAAGATCTTAAAATCTAAAGGAATAGTTAAAAAAATAGAGTTACAGCCAAGATTTCTGCTTCAAGAAGGATTTACCAAAAATGGTGAAAGACACAGAGCAATAAACTATATAGCAGATTTTAGAATAACTTACGCAGACGGCTCAGTCGAGATAGTAGACGTAAAAGGAACTAAAACAAATGTCTATAAGCTGAAAAAGAAGTTGTTTGAGAAGAAGTATCCAGATTTGACAATCAAGGAGGTGTGAGATGGCTATGGGTTTAATATTATTCGTTACATTTCTTGTTATATTTTTTAGTTTTGTATTTTTAATGATGACTAATGACATCAAGGATATAAAAGATACTTTAACAGGCAAAAAAAATTACTATTATCCAGAAGAAATTAACAAACATTTATAAAAAATCCTCCCTGCTAGCCACAGGGAGGAAAAAGAAAAACTTAAGCTAATAAATTATATCACAGGAGGTTAAGCCATGCCAGTTTTATTATACTTTGAAAAAAGAGAAATTGAACAAATGCTTCAAAGATATAAACCGAGCCTTCAAAAGATCATGCAAAGGCCACTTAATTTGTATATGGCAAATCATGAGATACAAATAGAAAGCTTTATTCCTGGTGGGATAGATAAACCAACAACAGGGAAACCAAAAGATTTTGAGTCAATGCTTAAAGAAGGATATAGCAAGGAATTAGTTGACTCTATTGCTATTTACTCACTCGTAGAAGAGTGGATGAAGATACTTAAAAGTCATGAAAGAGAAGTTTTGTTTCACCGATATATTAATCATGATTTTGAAATAAAAGGTAAGAGATATAAATGTTTATCTTTAAGGGAAACAGCACAAAAAATGAATATCTCTAAATCTTCTGTGGAGAATTACGAAAGAGAAGCAATCAAGAAGATAGAGATATACAACGCTTAGGAGGAATAATTATGGAAGAACAAAAGTTAAAGCTAGGTGATTTAGTGCGATGCATAAGTTTTCAAGATGATTATAATACAGAAATTGGTAGAATAGTAGGGAAGCATAAAAGCGGAAGACAATGGGAAGTAAAGTTATTTAATCATGCTTTTACCGAACATTTTTTTACCGAAAAATTAGAAAAGATAACTAAAAAACAAGCAATCAAAGAATTAGGTCTATAATTTGACTGATTTGGACAAAATATGGTATAATTTGATAAGATGCATACAGTATGTGGAGAGCCGACTAAAAAATCGGCTCTTTTTTAATGGTAACAAACCTCGGCCATCACTTGAAAAAGTGGTACCATGATTATTCATGGGGATGGATCCGAGGTTTTTTTATTAGGGGGGATAGATATGAAACCAATACCAAAACCAATACATGATTATGTTTGGCAAAGAGATGGTGGTCGTTGCCGTTTTTGTGGATTAGAGGGTGAACACGTTCATCATATATATTCCAGGTATTCTCAAATTCCTGCACATTTAAAAATACCTATGACAATCAGCAACAATCACCCAGACAATTTGATTCTTTTATGCTCAAAACATCATTATCGAGTTCATAACGGAAATATTGTTTACGATAAAGTGAAAGAAATCAAAGTTTCAAGACAAAGAGCTAAGTGGGTTAAGACACCAGAGAAATTACACGACTGCTTAGAGAAAAACAAAAGCAAATTAGCTAAATAGTTAAAGCGTGTGATGTTTTTTAGTCTTTTACGATAAATTATACTGAATAAAAATACAATGCAAATATGAGCCTCTGAGAGGGAGGTGCGATATGGATAAAAATAATATAGAGTTTTCTGCTATTATAGCTCCGATTCAAACAGGTATAACTATAGGACTTGATGGAGCAAGAATAAAGTTAGATATACCCGAAAGTGAAAGTGCAGCTTATCATAAGTTAAGTGCTTTTGGAAGAGGAAAAATACTCAAGGTTAAGATAGAAATCGTTGAAGATCAGCAAGATAATGGTTGGTAAGAAACTGTTAAGTTATTCCTTAACGCTGTTAAATATAACATACCATAACGATAAAAAATAGGAGGTGATGGCATGCCAAGAGTATCTAAAATAGTACAATACGAGCTTGAGAACAAGGTGTTAAGTTTAGCTTCACAAGGTATGTCATCAAGAGACATTGAAAAGGTTATAAAAAAAGAAGAAAAGAAAAACATTTCTTATGTTGCTATAAATAAATTTTTACAAGAGACAAGAGAAGAGAGGGCAGAAACATCAAAAAGACAAATACAAGAGCATATTCAAAAAAGTATTCCTAATGATTTACAGAACTTAGATAATATGAATAATAAACTCTTAGAGTGGTTCAATGATGAAGAACTTAAAAAGTCTAGAAGGCTTCAAGTATATAATTCCTTACTAAAAGGTATAGAACTAAAATTAAAACATTCTGGGGCAGAAGAAAACACTGTAGATGATGTTTTAGATAAGATTAGATCTAAGTGGGGATTAGATAAATGACACTTGAAGGCAAGAAACAATATTTAAAAGATATAGGAGCTAATTTGCATAAAGGTGGACAAATAGACGCGTTCTTTTCAGAAGCAAGGTTTAAAGTGCTTGATAATGGCAGACGTTGGGGAAAATCTTTATACGCTTCAATAGAAGCTATACCTTATGCTTTCATGAAAAATAAAATGGTTTGGATTGTAGCTCCTACTTATGAACTAACAAAAAAGGTTTTTAGAGAAATATATAACTACATTAACCCCAGAGAATTTATATGGAAAGACAAAGGTCGTTGTACTATGTCAAAGAGTGAACTGTTTATTGAAACTAATACAGGCACTCAATTTGTAGGTAAATCAGCAGATAACCCTAAATCACTTGTTGGTGAAGGGGTTGATCTTTTAATAATTGATGAGGCTGCAATGATTCCAGAAAAAATATGGACTGAATATTTAAGACCAACTCTTACAGATAAAAAAGGTAGAGCTATTATAATCTCTACCCCTAAAGGTAAGAATTGGTTTTTTCATTTATATACAAGAGGTCAAGATCAGCTGTTTGAAAATTATGTAAGTTGGAAACATCCAACTTGGCATAACCCTTTTATTGATCCTGAAGAAATTGAAGAGGCAAGAAAAACATTACCAGAAAGGATATTTCAGCAAGAATACGAAGCTGCATTTTTAGATGATACTGGTGGAGTTTTCAGAGGAGTTAGAAAGAATATAAGAAAAACGTTGAGGGAACCTAAACCAGGCGAACATTTTTTTATTGGAGTCGATTTGGCTAAGTATATGGATTTCACGGTAATAACTGTTCTTGATGAGTTTGGTAATCTTGTTTACTTTGATAGATTCAATCAAGTTGATTGGAGTTTGCAAAAACAAAGAATTAAAAGTGTATATAAGCAATATCCTGGAAAAATAACTATAGATTCTACAGGCGTTGGAGATCCAATTTATGAAGACTTGAGAAATGAAAGCATTAATATAGATTCTTTTAAGTTTAATAACAGCAGTAAAACAGACTTAATAAACAATCTTTCATTATCTATAGAGCAGAATAAGATACATTATGAAGATATACCTGTTTTAATTAATGAACTAGAAATATATGCATATGAATTAACCCCGTCAAGAAATTTAAAAATGAACGCTCCAGCAGGATATCATGATGACTGTGTTATTTCTCTTGCTTTAGCGGAATGGGGTAGAACGAATGTAGCTATGTATTCAGAAGAGGAAATTGAATGGTGAGGTGATTAAATGAGATATCATGATGAGATAGATAATAAGCTACTATTAGAGCTTTATAAAGATGATTTTGAATATGCTGAAGGGAGTAATATTTCTCTTGTTTATAATTATATTCCTAAGTTTATTCTCTTATCGATAGCTCTTACAATGCAAAAAAAATTAAATCTAATCGGTGAAAAAGAAAATGATAATCAAATTGAAAATATTTGGAAAATATGGGATAACAACAATATGCAAATGCTTAAGTATAAAATAGCTTTGCATTATTTTTTATTTAAAGAAGTAAATCTTGAAGCTGTTTGGGAAGATGAAGATAAAATACTGGGAACGAAAATTATCCTTCATGATCCAGAAAGTGTGAAAGTTGAAAAACTTGGCGATCAAATAATAAAGGTAACTATCAACTCAAAAGAACTAAACGAAGAGGGAAAAACTGTTAATGTAAAAAAGGTTATGACAAAAGACAATATCTCAATACAAAGAGGGGAAGAAAATCCAGAAGTAAAAGACAATTTATATGATTCGATTCCTTTTATTCATATTGAAAATTCAAACTATAGAATAAAAAGCCTTATAAGACTACAAGATACAGAAAATAGATATGAGGGATATTTAGATGCTCTTTTTGATTTACACTCTGACCCTATACTATTTGATGACTTGGGCGAAGCTTTTAGGGCAAAAGAGTTGAAAAAAGAGACTTCTATAAAAATTAGTAAAGATAAGACAAAAATTAGGAAGTTTCTCCATTATCCAAAAGACTCAAAAGGTGCAAGTATGCTTGAGAGTAATGGAGCAATGGCACAAAGAATACAAGATCAGCAAGACAAAATATGGGATAAAGTCAAAAGGTTATATCCAGAAATAGTTTTAATGGAAATGCTTCAAAGTTCTGGGAATGTAACTGGTGTTGGTTTAGACAAGAAATTGATAGAAATAACTACAAGTATCAACTATGCTCGAGGTGAAATAAAAAACGCTTTAGAAGAATTAAACGAGCTTATCGGTTGGTTGGTAAATAACAACAGAACTAAAACACAAATAGAATTTGAAGATGTAATTCCAAAATCTTTTGATGATTTAATACAAGAAGTTTCAAAAGCTACTGGATTGTTATCAAAAGAATGGCAGTTAAACAGATTAGAAGATAAAGGAATAATAAATTCAGCAGACGACGAACTCAAAAAGCAAAAAAAAGAAGTTCAAGCAAACCCTATGGGTTGGTGATTAGATGACAAAAGAAGAATTTTATAAAAGGTTTAACCAACAAAGAAGAGATTTTTTAAACACATCTATAAATACACTTGAAAAGAAATACAATAAAGAATATGAAAAGCTTTTTAAAGAATTAAACTACAATATAACTCAAAAAATATCTAAATATAAAGATGATAATAATAACTATAGATCATTACATCTCACAAAAATGAAAAAGGATATCGATGAAGAGATAAGAAAATTCAACAAAGAATGGAATATAAAGCACGAAGAACTATTAAAAAGAGCAAGTATAAACGCTTTAGATGACACGAAATCTATATATAAAAACTTTTCTCTTGATTCTTTAACAGATAACGTAAAATGGAATAAAAATATTATGGATTATCTTATTTCTTATAAAGCTCAAGATGGGTTGAATATATCTGATAGACTGTGGGGTCATTCAAAACAAATAAGAGATAATCTAATAAACACTTTACAAAAAAATATCCTTGCTGGTGAATCTGTTTGGGACACAATGATGGAATTAAAAAATACTCCTAATGTTGAAATACCAAAGTATTTAAGAGAACAATTTGATTTAATGGGAGATAAGCAAATTCAAAAGACTGTGGATCTTTATACAGTTAAAAAAACAAATTATATGACAAGAAGATTAGTTGAATCTGAAATTGAAAGAGCTTACAGAACTACTAATCAAAAACTTGTTGAAGAGAAAGAATGGATAAAAGGATTGAAGTGGAATTTATCCTCAAAACATAAGTATGGTGAATATGACTGCGTATGTGAAGATAATTCAACAGCTAATAATTTTAAAATGGGAAAAGGAGTTTATCCTCCAAAATATTACCCACCAGCTCCTGCTCACCCTCGGTGTAAATGTTATGATTCTGAGATTTTTAATGATGAAGTAATACAAAAAATAGAAGATATAGAATGAGTTTCTTTGAATCGATGCCATTGCCCTCCTTGTTAGCCCCTTTTATAGGGGCTTTCTTTAATGTTAGAGGGTAATTAATCACAGAATTTTAAAAAGATTTATATAAAAGCAAATACAAAGAGTTTAAAACTCAATATCAATCAATATTATAGGAGGTAATGTATATGTTAGAAGAAAAAGAAGGAATGAATATCGATCTTCAACTTTTTGCAGAAGATGGAGGGAATACTCAAGAAAATAACGATTCAAGCAATCAAGATAACAATGAAGGTAGTAAAAACAACCAAAATAACCAGGACAGTAACAAAAATAACGTAGATGATAACAAAAAAGAAGAAAAAATTACAAAGTTAGAAGAAAGGTTAGAAAAAATGTCTAAGATGTTAGAAAATCTTACTCCTAAAAAGGAAGAGAAGAAAGATGAATCTAAGAAAAAAGATAATAAAGAAAAATCAGATGTTGAGAAAGAGTTAGAAAAACTTAAAAATGAAGTTAAAATGAAAGACCTTGAAAATATGGCTGAGAAAACATTAGTTAAAGAAGGACTTTCAGATCACATGGATTCACTTTTACCAATTGTTATGACTGATGATGCTGAAAAGATAACAGAAAATATTAAAACTCTTAAAACAATCATTGAAAAGTCAGCTCAAAAGAAAATTGATGACTTAAAAAAAGGTAAAGGAATTCAAGGTAATTCAGATTTATCAAAAGATCAAATTGATAAAGAAGTTGAAATGGCGTTGGGTGGAATTGGAGATTCTTCAAACTTAGATGATTTTTGGAAATAATTCGGAGGTGAAATTATATGTTAAATCAAACTGATTATGGATCAGTAGCAAATTTTTTGGCAAGTGAACATAAGATTGTTTTGGGTGGTACTATTGATTCTTCGTTAATTACAACAACAGATAAGTATCTAGAAGCAGGAACTGTTTTAGGAAAAGTGACAGCTACGGGTAAATTAGCTGTTTATGACGATACTCAAACAGATGGGAGAGAAACAGCTGTGGGAATATTAATGGAACCAGTAGTAGCAGAGGAAGATGTTATGGTTACATATATGGTTCATGGTGCAGTAATAGAAAGTAAATTGACAAGTTATGATGAAGCAGCTAAAACCGATTTACCACACATAATTTTCGTATAAGAGGTGAAGACTTATGAAGAATATCTATAATTTATTAGATTCAAAGAAATTTGTGGATCATGTAATGAACAGACCACAAAGAAATTATTTGGGAGCAGCAATATTTCCTTCTGAACCAACTGATTCATTAAGATTTGAATATCTAAAAGGTGCTAATGCTAACCCAGTAATGGGTAATGTAATAGCGTGGGGTAAAGAAGCTCCTATAAGAGGTAGAGATAATATGGCAACTATCTCTGGTAAAATCAACGCTATCAAATTAAAAATGAATCTTGGTGAGGAAAATATGATCAAATTATTCGAATCAAGAAATTCTGGTAGCAATATACCTCAATCAGTAATAAAGAAATATTTTGATGATGTAATTTACACATATGACGGTGTAGAAAACAAAATAGAATACTTAAGAATGCAAGCTCTTTGTAAAGGTATTCTTGACTATACTAATGATGGTTATCAGATCACCGTTGATTATTTAATGCCAACTGAAAACAAACCAACTGTATCTACATTATGGAGTGATGAAACAAATTCAAATCCAGAAGCAGATATTTTCACATGGATGACTATGATAAAAGAAAATGGCGGATTAACACCTACAAAAGCTATAACTTCAACAAAAGTATTAAATCACATATTGAACAACGCAAACCTAAGAAAAGCTATTTTAGGAGTTAATTCAGATAGATTATTGACTCAGAAAGATTTAAACGCTTATTTTGGTTCAAAAGGTTATCCTCAAGTTACTACATATGATTTACGAGCCAGAGATTTAGATGGAAATGTAAAAAGGTTCTTTGACGAAGACAAATTTGTTATACTTCCTGGAAATGGGCAAGCTGGTAAAACATTAGTAGCTCCTACAGCTGAATCATTATCAACAACAATGAAAAAAGTTAAAACATTGAAAGGTATTACAGTAACTCAATGGGAAACTAATGATCCAGTTGATTTATGGACAAAGGCAGCAGGTGCTCAAATAGTAACCATGCCTTATGCAGAACAACAAGTTTCAGCAACTGTAATATAAATAATGCCGCCCTTAATGGGCGGTTAATTTTTTAGAGGAGGAAAAAACATGAAATATAAGGTATTAAAGCCAGTTACTTATAAAGGGAAAGTTGTAAATGAAGGAATAATTGAATTAGACAAAAATGAAGTAAGAGATACATTAGTTAAAAGAGGAGTTTTGGAAGAAATAAAAAAAAATGAAAACTCTGATGAAAATAAGTTGACTGTTGAACAGTTAGAAGAAAATACAGTTCCAGAATTAAAAGAAATAGCTGAAAAAAAGAAAGTTGAATTAAAGGCAAAAGATACTAAAGAGGAGATAATCAAAAAAATAAGCGAAGTGATTTAAAATGACAAATCTAGAAAAAATGAAAATAGAATTGAGAGATCAAAATGGAACTATATTTAATGATACTGAGTTAGAATCTTTTTTAATAGATAATTCTCTAAATAAAAATGATGAATATGTATTAGAAAACAAGCCTAAATTAATGCTTTCAGTTAGAGATGCTTTAAGAAGCTTGCTAAGAGATTGGAATGCAGCTCAAACTAAAATATCAGGGGATATGCAAGAAAGCTATAGTAAAGGTGGAATAGTATCAGAAATAGAGAAAATAGAGAGGACATATCTAAATGATTTAATAATTGGAGCGATGGAGTATGAAGATTGAACTTGTAGGTTCTAAAGACATACAAAAAAAGATAAAACAAATGAAGAAAAATGTTGGTCCAGAAAA